ACCATATAGTGGGTTAACAGCTAATGCTTTAGATACTCAATGTGATATTTGGTATTATTTTTATTTTTTAAATAATCAATCTCCAAGAGATTATGATAATGGTTTGGATTATGATTTAATAGGTATCAGCCCAAGAGAAAATGCTAAACTATTAAAACAAACTGTTAAAAGTTTTTTTAGGTTGGAATTTTATACAACGAGAGAAAGAGAAACACAAAAATTAGTATTTGCCAAGAATTTATCAATTCCATTAGGTCAAACTGTTTTTGATGTTAACTTAAGAGATAGAATTAAAATACCTGTTTTTAATGGTAATAATTACAAAAACACCGAAAACATGTATTTGTTTTGGTTTGGGGATGACACAGTTTTTAGCGGTTTAACGTTTTTTATGACTGCTAGATTTTTCAACGCCGAAGATGGAACTACAACAAGATTTTTAAATAAAGATTTAACAATTGATAATTCTGGTTTAGCTAACGGGGAAAGAGTAGGTACAAAAGCAAACCCAATTAAGTTTTATGAAATGAATTTTAGTGATACAGTTGATGATGTTAATGATTTCTATTTTCAAGTTACATTCAAAAGAACTGATCATAGTTATAAAATAACCAGAGGAATTACCAGTGACTGTGATCTCACAGGTGGTACAGCAACTAAATTATAAAAATGAAAAAATTTAAATACGAAATATTACAAAAAAATATATTATCGGTTGTTTTATACAATGCCGGTCAATATTGGTATGATCGTAATTTAGAATTAGTTCCTTGGTCCGCAACAACTGCACCAATTAGTGGAACTACGGTAATGGATGTTAAATGGTATAGTGATATTACATATGACGCGGGGGACACCATTTATTATAACGGAAAAATTTATAAATCATTAGTAGCTTCAAATTTAAATAAAATACCATCAGCACAACCAACATTTTGGGTTGAACAACCTGAAGCTGTTACCTGGGTTGATAAAGGTTATTATTATAGATGGAATGGAACTTCATGGGTAAACATAGGAAAAAATAAATCTGCAGCATACCCAGATTATGAAATACCTATAACATTAAATGCTAAAGCCGATGAACTGGGTGTAATGGTTGGTTTTGACGGTGAAATAGATCAAGTAGAACAACTTTGTAATTTCACATATAAAGCTAGCGGAAACACAGTTACTGTTTATAATACAACGAATACAAATACATTAAAAAGAGTTGTTGACGCTACCTTTCAGATTAACTGGGGAGATAGTACAAGCTCTGCGATCACAATATTAGGTAATGTATCAAAAACATATTCAACATCTGGAAATAAAACTATTTCAATTACAATGAATAGTCCATGGACAGTGCAAACGCTATCCAGAACAATAAATTTACCTTTAGTAACTGGTAATCCAACCAGTTTAGGTACATTATCGTTTACGTTTCCATATACAGATTATGGCGTGGCTCTATCAGGATCTACAAAAACACCATCGTCTCTTACATTTGTTGCCGCAGGTAAAAGTAGAATTATAGAAAAAAAATTGTATGGTGGGAACACATATAGTGGGGTAACATCCACATCATTACCAGGAACCACTTTAACTTGTTCAAAATATACGGTTGATGGATTAGATTACTATGATTGCTCTGATGGTGTTACTTATATAACGGGGAAAGTGCCAAATCATATCATAAATGGAACAACTGGATTTACATCATATAATTCAAGTACTGACTTTGCGGTAGAATATGTAACAAATAAAATGTTAACCAGAAATGAACATTTTTTAGGTTTTGTTTCTGAACCACAGGTTTATTCTGACATATTTGTTGAAAGAGGTAAGATGGGTGTTTCAGAATTTAATTTAAGATTAGGAGAAATTGATAATATTGGTGAATTAGATATCTACGGAAATGGTTTTTTCGTGGTAAAAAAACAATAAAATTATATTTATTAATAAAATACTATGGCAGTAGGAAGTTACGGAACAATAAGACCAGCAGATGTGTCACCAGAGGATGTAGAAATACTACTTCATTATGCTGCTGATAGAGGGGCGACAACCGATTCAACAATATCAAAGTTGGATTCGACTACTATATTATCACCTCTGTATCATAATTCAAGCACTACAGATGATACAAATGCACCAAACGTAGAAGTTTTGGGTGGTATGTATAATTTGAGACTAGAAAGCTCGGCTTTCTCTGAAATTGGAATATATACATTACACATAAGACCTAAACAAATTAGAACATCAATTACAGATTGCGGCGTTCTTGCTTCTTTACCGTCTGTTAGAGGTATTGTTATTGATTTGGGTAATCTTACTACAGAAGATAGATCAAAATTTATTCCACAAGGATTAGTTGGATATAGAGTTGAATATATAAGTGTTAGCGATAATAAGAAAGTACCTAATTTTTATAAAATAGTTACATCTTCTTTTTATTGTGAACCAATAACAACAAATTTAACAAACACTACACAAAAAACTGTTAGATATAGATATTCAGATTCACCTACGAATTTGATGTTCTTAACTGTTACCCCATCCTCTGCGCCAACTAATAAACCGAATACAGTTCCTTTTATTGGTCAACCTTTACAAAAGATTATTTTAACTAATAGTTATTTTAATCCAACAACTATTGAAGTTGAAATGGTTGAACATGATGCTTCAACACTTGCTCTTGCTCTTTATGGTAATCAAAGTAAGGCGGTATCTTCAGGTATCTATACCATTTATGATGGCGCTAATAACATTTATAAACAGTTTAACCTATATGAAGTTAAAGACGAATTTAATGAGACGTTATATGAAATTCGTGAAGGTAGAACTGATATAGACCAAACGTTAAACTTTGACGATATTACAGAATAATGGCAAAAAGAAAAGTTCCGAGTCAAGCAGCTAGTGGTTTTGAAACGTTTAGCGACAGTATTGTTGGAAGACAAATTACTGACGGTACTAGTCAATTGACTAATACGAACTTTGCGCTAGATAGAATTATACCAGAAAAAGACTCTAAAAAATTCCAAACTGCGCCATTTTCAGACTATATAACTCTTGAGAATCTTAAAATAGAAGAGGATGTACCTACAACTGTTGTACAATCTGATGGTAAGAAAAGACCAGTAAGATTTAATACAAACAAAAAAGATGCATCAAAATCTTTATTTGGTTCATTAAGAGAAAGAATTAGGGTTTCTATTGCTCGAATAATTAAAAACTTCCCAGGTGCTATTTTAATTGATAAAGACGCGCTTTCAGTTGTTACTGATAAAACTGCGGAAAATATCACATATAACCCTACAACAAATAGAACAACATTTACGGTACAAACGGGTAGATTTTTTAACCCATTTGATATTGCTTTACTACAGCCCACAGCAAATGAAACAATAAATGCTGAAAATAAACTTAGAAATTTATTTTCTTCATATAAAAAATACATCATAATTGTTGATGATAAAAAATATGCGGTAAGTAATTATACACAACCAGATAGTTTTAATCAAATTACACTATCAGTTACCGGAAAACCATTTACTGGGTCAACATATTCAGATAGTTTTATTTTAAGACCTAATGATAATGTTGTTGAAGAGTTTTACTTAGGTTTAGATGATCTTGAACAAACATTATTAAATAGAGAAACATTTCCAATATACCAAGCAGGATTTACTGTACCAAAAACAAGTCTAGATGAATCAAAAACAGAACTAGTTTCGGTATTAGTAAATTGGCCAACATCATCTGATGGTTACAATATACAAATTACAGGTTTAAAGTTTGATGAGTATCTTACTAGGTTAAACGACTTAGCAACAGAGATCGATAATTATAAATCTAATTTAGTAACAAGATTTTTAGTTGCGCCGCAGTTATTTGAATTTGATACTGAGGATCAAAAAATAGACAAAATATTTCAATTATATGGTCAAAGCTTTGATAAAGTAAAATCATATATTGATAATATTGCTTACATGAGAAATGTTACTTATGATTCAATAGATAACATTCCAGATGTATTTCTTAAAAATCTAGCAAACACTCTTGGTTTAAATACAATTAATTTATTTGATCAAAAATCATTAGAAGAACAAATTTATAACGCATCTTCTGTGACATATGATGGTCAATCTATTGGAAAAAATTTAGTTGATGCTGAATTAGAATTCTATAGAAGACTTTTAGTTAATTTAGCTTTTATATATAAATCAAAAGGTACTAGAAGTAGTATTGAATTTTTCTTAAAGTTTATCGGTGCACCAGAACCAATGGTTAAAATCGATGAATTTGTTTATAAAGTTAATAGTGCACTACCATCATC